GGGGCGCTATAGAAAGGATAAATAATGGACTGGTTTAATTACGTTTACGGGCTTGTAGTAATGGTTATGTTTGTTGTTATCACTGTTTGCGTGTTGGTAGTGACAATAAATGCAGTTTTCCGTGACCCGCTAAAGAGAGAAACGGAGGCATATAACAGGGGTTACGTTGACGGGTTCAATTCACAGAAATAGAAAGGAAACAAAATGGCTAGTTTGGCAGAAAAGTATGTATTTGAACGTTTGGCAATGCTAGAGAAAGAGCATGACGAACACCTTAAAGGCTCAAGCGCTAACACTGAGAAAGAGCCTGAGAATACAGACGGCGTAGAGTTCAAGAAAGAGCCCATTACAGCCGTTAGATACATGACTAGCGGTTCATGGGTTTTTGAAGATAAAGACTACGGACTGAATGATGTTGACCGCCTGCGTGAAGTCCTAGAAATGGACGATAAACATCTGTATGAATGGGCTACAGATAGTTATGGCGAGGGTTGGCATACGGTAACGCCTATCACTAGACAGGAAACAGAGTTTGCATATCAAGTTCTTGATATGCGCATTGTGCCAAACGCTATTTATGCGAGTGAGAAAAACTCAGTTGGATATTTCCAACATATCAGCGATACGCCTACTAGAGGCAGTTATTGCACACTAGATAATGATGACGGCGCAAAGGCTAAAGCGATTGAAGATATCCGATACACGATTAAATGCGCCATTGAACACCTAGAGAATGGAACAGATGAAGAGGAAGAGGAAACCGAAGATGAATAAGGCAGAAGTTCAAGAAGTCTACGACAAAGTAATTACACCACGCAGTATTTCAGCTATTGAGACTCTAGGACTTAAGTCTTGCCTGTTCTATGACTTGTTCGGTACTTACTCAGTTGAGAATATAAGCGATACAGACATATATATTCAGGTTAAAAGCAAGATTGAAAGCCTATGCGAGTATGCGCTAAATGCTAAGTCTGAGCCTGTAGCTAAAGACTGTAACGGTGACCCCATTTGTATCGGCGGTACTGTTTGGTATGATGACGAAGAGTACTTAGTCCATGCGCATAAGCCAAAGAGCGCACATGATGACGAGCGTATTTTATGCACTTGTTGCGACGCTTGGCAAACGCCTAGGTGGTTATATCTTGGCGGTGATGATGTAACAGTGCGTAACCCTAACGGTCAAAGTGATAGCCTAGAGAGCATGAGAGACGCTATACAAGCCGTTATATACAGTCTACAAAAAGATGTCTTTGATAAGCTAGAAGAAGCCTTAAAAAGCCCCTCAGAGGCTCAAAAGGACTAAAAAGCGCCCTAAAACTGAATAAAACGCACCAAAAAAGCGCCCCTAAGATAAAATAGAGACAAAACAAACGTTCTATTAAAGTCTTAGGGGTGAATTATATTGAAGTGTAATAAACAAACGTTAGAAATAGCCGTAAAGCTAAAGCGTAAAGGCGCTATGAACGTTGATATTATTAAAGCCTGTAACATTACTGAGAGTACCTTTTACCGTTGGGTAAATCAGCCCTCAAATGCAAGGGAACGGGCGTTTTCAGAGGCAATAAAAAGCGCTGAACTGGACTACAAAACATACCTAACCGATAAGATACTGAAAGCAGCTGAAGAGCGAGACTGGAAAGCTGCAGCATGGCTACTTGAACGTAAGTACCCTATGGAGTACAGCCTAGCCCCTAAGAGGTTCGAGGATATCCGACAGGCTGGAACTGATACCGATACAGACCCGCTAAGCGAAGCACTAGAGGGGCTTGCAAAGGGGCTAGAGCATGAGCAGCGCTAGCATTAAACAGGCTCAAGTCATGGCGTTTCCATATACGGACTATCAAGCCTTAATCTGTGACGGCGCAGTACGTAGCGGTAAAACGTCATTCATGGCGTGTAGCTTTCTCAACTGGTCTATGTCTAACTACAACAATCAGACTTTCATTATCGGCGGTAAGTCTATTGAGAGCGTAGTTCGTAACGTCATTAAGCCTTTGCAGTCTCTAGCATGGGCTAGAAAGCGCTTTACAATGTCATACTCTAGCTATACGCATGAGTTGACCGTACGCCGTGGCAAGGTTAAGAACGTCTATGTAGTCTTTGGCGGTAAGGACGCTGCAAGTTATGAACTGGTACAGGGCTTTACGGCGGCGGGTTGCTTGATTGATGAGGTCGTTCTATGCGTTCGTTCCTTTGTAGAGCAATGTCTAGCCCGTTGCAGTGTTCAAGGCGCTAGGTTCTTTTTCAACTGTAACCCTGCTAGCCCTACTCACTGGTTCAAAAAAGAGTGGATAGACAAAGCCCGTGAACATAACGCCTTATATCTAAAGTTCACTCTTAGGGATAACCCTAGCCTTTCAGAAGATACCCTAAGACGATACGAGACGATGTACAGCGGGGTATTCCACCAACGCTATATATTGGGTGACTGGGTGGCAGCTGAGGGCGTTGTATACGATTGTTTCGACAAATCGACCATGTGCAGGGATATAGACGTTGACGGTTCAGACGTGGTGTATTGCTCCATTGACTATGGAATTACGAACCCGTTTGCAGCCCTGCTATGGGTTGTACGTAACGGGGTAGCGTATTGCTTTAGAGAGTATCGCTACGACAGCAAAGAGGAACAGAGACGTTTAACCGATGAAGAGCATTGGGCTAACGTTAAAGCGATGTTCAAAGGCTTATGGGTCGATGAAGTCATAGTAGACCCTAGCGCCTCTAGTCTGATTGAGTTGATACGCAAAGAGGGCTTTTACAATGTCCGAGGGGCTAAGAATGACGTCCTAAGCGGTATACAACACGTTACTACCTTAATGAACACGCACAAACTAATCATTTCGCCCGCCTGTACAGGACTTATATCTGAGTTGAGTGTATACTCATGGCAAGGCAAGGGCGATACCGTCATTAAAGAAAACGACCATTCATGTGACGCAATGCGTTACTTTGTGGAGACAATCGGTATCAACTTATTAGACATGAACTAGAGAGGCTTACACTATGGGTCTAATCAATTCACTACTTGACAGCATAGCCCGTTCACTGGGTAGACGTATTCAAGGCATGGAGCAATCGCAGGCATACCGTGACAGCGGGCGCAAAGGTGAAGAGTTCTCGGTAGAGAGTATGGTATCTGAGAGCCTCGCTAACCTTATGACAATGCAGTTTACAATGCCTGTGGTTGGTCAATCGGACAGAGCCGTAGCGCTTGACCGTGTGAGTACAGACTTTGTACGTGACAGCTTTACAAACGTTTGTTCTATGGCTTTCTTGACGGGTGACTGTATCACCGTTCCCGCATGGAACGGGCGTTCTATGTATAACTCAATCGTGACCGCTGAAAACTTTGCCATTCTAGGCGCTAATGGGTCGGAGATTACCGCTTGTATCTACATCGTTGACGAAAAGAAAGAGCGCAACGGCGCTAAGTGGACGCTGCTAAGACTAATTGAGTTAGTACCCTACACCGCCTATGACGGGTCTCAGACGTTCGCTAACCGTTATAGAACGTATGTAGCTAAGAACGGCGTAATTCAAGATGATGATGCGTTTAGACAGTTCCCTGACTGGTCTGCATATGGTGAACAGGCTGAGTGGATAATTCCGAACGTTGACCGTCTACTAATTGGTCGTTATCGTTCGTTCACGCTCAACCCGCAAAATCCTAATGCGCAAAAAGGTACGCCGATTTGTTACGGTGCGAGTAAGCCTATTCAAGAAATTCACTACCTAATCGACAAAATGCATACTGAATTTGCGCTCTCAGAGAAAGCCGTGTTTGCTGATAGGTCTCTATTCGTTAAGGACTACCAGCGAAACGCAGACGGCGCTATTGTAAACGCCCGTCTAAAGCTACCAGAGGGTAGGGAGCGCCTATTTATGACAATGCAGGGTACAGGTTCAGACGGTTCACTACTCAATGAATGGGCGCCTACTATTCAGTTGCAGCCCTATATAGACGCTTTGGAGAAACAGTATCAAGAAGTTGAGAAGTGCGTAGGCATTTCCTCGGGTGTTCTATCCAACCTAAACGAACAGTCATATCAGAATGTGGACAACGTACGCAAGGCAACCGTAAAAACGCAGTCATTCATTGAGACAGGGCGTAAAGTTGCTGAAAGCTACCTAGACGATATGGTCTACAGCTGGAACGCTATCTACAACTATTACAACGTGACACCTGTAGGTGATTATGACGTGGAATATAAATGGTCTGATGAATACATCAACACGTTTAGCGACCAGCAAAACGCCATTCTCGCAGGTAACGCAATCGGCGCAACCGATGCCGTAGACTATCGTATGCTGGTAATGGGTGAAAGCCCTGAGGTTGCAAGGCAAAGGGTAGAAGAAATTGCAGCGTCTAAGCCCTCCAACCCCCTATTTAGTGAGGTTGAATAGTGAATGACAAAGACCGTACAGGGATAGAACTAGCAGCGCTAGCGGGTGAGTTGGCTATTTTAATGGTGATAGCTAAGCACTTGAAGAGGGTAGACGAGAATACTACCTATTCGGACGTTGCTAAGTGGTCTTTAGTTGGTCTAGTTGACATTGCCACTATCGCAAATAACACGTCTAACCTGCTTACTAAGCGGGCTAGGCGTGTGTTTGCTAACGGTTCAGACGATATTGACGCATGGAGCGCCCCGCTATTTGCTGCAAATGCTAGAACGTTTCAGAGCGTGAGCGATATCTACGCAGCAAGTACAGCCCTAGAGACTGGTTTAGGCTCAATCGTTCACACAATAGAGGCAATGTTTTCTACCTCTGTTATGGGGCTAGTCAACCCACAGGGGCGTATCGTTCCTATTGCGCAGGCATACCGTGAGAGCCTACAAGAAGCCGTCTCAGCTATGCAAGCGGGAGAATTGAACTATGTACAGTCAATCAAACGTATGACCGCTAGAATGGCTCAGAGGGGCGTTAGAGTGTTCTACCCTAGCGGGGTTACCCGTGAGTTGTATTCAGCGGTAAGCGGTAACGTCTATGACAATTACCGCATGACTATGCAGCAAGCCCGTGAAGAGGTAGGCGTAGCGTTCGGCGCTAATGGTGTAGAGATATCGGCGCATGGTCTATGTGCAGCCGACCACCTACCATATCAGGGTAAACAGTACAGCATAGAGGCGTTTAACCGCCTAAATGACAGCCTAGAGCGTCCTATTGCTCACGGTTATAATTGCCACCACATCACCACGCCGATTATTCTAGGCATTTCTAAGCCCGCTCAGAGCCGTTCACAGCTTAGAGAATTGCGTGAACAGTCTCAGAGGATAGTCCATACCTCAAACGGTGATATGACCGCCTACGAGTTCACACAGTATCAGCGGCGTATGGAGACGGCTATACGCAAGAAGTACGTTGAGAAAGCCGTTCTACAGGCAGCGGGAGCAGATACGGCGGGGCTGGATAGCGATATTAGAGACGCTACAAGGTTCTACAGGGCTGAAAGCCGTGCAGCTGGTATAAAGCCTCACATGGAGCGTGTGACAGTTTACAAGCCCGCTAAATAGCCTTATACTCAAAGGCATACCACCCACGGGGCTACTCCTTTCACCCGTGGGTGTTTTCTTATGTGTAGTAAATGTGAAGAAAAATATTTACTGAATTGTTGTTGACAACCAGCAACACACGGCATATAGTTATAGTCAACAAAGAGGAAAGCGCACGGCTAAGCCTCGACACGGCGAAAGGTTTTAGAAATGGCTACACGTGAGCAGCTACGCAGGAATATGACCGCTACAAAGTGGATTGTTAAGTACATTTACCGCACCGCTAAATATGCAGGTGAGCCAGTATCTATCCTAGAGGTAAACAACGATGTAAACAGTATTCTCAACGGTAAAGAGGTTACACGTGAGAACCTAGGGAAGTTCCAAGGCGAGTTTAGTTTTTTCAACTACAGGCTTAAATATATCAATTATGACGAGGGCGTTTATTATGGTCTGTTGGAGTGCGTTGCTACGGCTGCTAGCGAACTATAAATAGACGAACGAACGGGCGGGGGTTCGACTACCCCGCCATACCATAAGGGGGAGAATATGGCAAAAGTAGACGCAAAGATAACGCAGGCGTTAGTTGTAACCTTTAAGAGCCTAGTCAAAGAAAAAGAACTACCGAAAAATGCGAGTAACCTACCGTTTTTCGGTGATGTTGTTAGGACAAAGGGCGGGGCGCATATTACCTATAAGCCCGTAAAGCGTTCAGACGGTTCAACTGAGTTACACCCGCTAACTGTTATGTGGACGGATAACGGAGTAGATTATTTTATCGACCTTATGGACGCAGGGTATGATAAATGACGTTTCACCCGCTCAAGCTGAGAAACTCTATCAAGCCGTTATAAATTGCGACATTGAAGTTATCCCGTCTGAGTTGGACGGGGTAACTGTCATAAAAGGGCGTACATATCCGTTCCGTGACTTGCTAAAAGAGTTCGGCGGGATATGGGATAGCGATACTAAAGAGTGGTTAGTAGACTTTTCAGACGCAACTGAACTAGGAGACTACTTTTTAAGCCTGTTCTAAGGCGTTCTAAGCCCCTATATTGCCATGGGTGGATAACTTACCCGTAAAACAACTAAATAGCCTTGTAGAAAGCCTTTGAGAAGTGTTGTACAATGTTTCTCAGAGGCTACGTCTTTATGTAGCTACCGTGTACCGCTTAGTAAGCGGTTTACAAGTCAACTTAGACGGGAGAAAAGCAATGCAGGACATTCAGGACATTCTAAAGGCTCAGGGTATTGAGGTCACAGAAGAGCAGATGAAAGCTATTAAGAACGGCGTTCTTGAAAATTACCGTTCCAAGGCTGAAACCGAGGCTAAGGCTGCTAAGGTTAAAGAACTTGAGACACAGCTGGAAAAGGCTAACGCTGCACTTGAAAGCGCCTCAAAGGTAGACCCTGCAAAGTCTGAAGAGATTGAAGCCCTCAAAACTCAGATTGCTGAGTATGAGAAAGCAGAAACAGAGCGTAAGACCAAAGAGGCTGAAACCGCTAGCCGTTCCGACTTTAGGGCTAAGTTTGACGCCGAGATTGGTTCTAAGAAGTTCGTTTCTAAGGTTGTAGGTGACGCAATTTTTAACGCAGCATACGCAACCGCTAAGGCTAACCCTGATATGAGCATTGCGGACGTACTCAAGACCGCCACAGGTGACGATAAGGGTATCTTTGCCAACCCACAGGCTGACCCGCAAAAAATGCCTATGGGTGAGCCACAGGCTCAAGGCGTTCAGCCTATTCAGTCACTAGAGCAGGTTAAGGGTATGAGTGTTGAAGATGTGCGTAAGCACATGGACGAAATTAACAAGTTACTGAACAAGTAAGGGGTTCTAACATGGCAACTACTAAGTTTGTTCCACAAATTTGGTCTGCTAAGATTCTCGATTCTCTCGATAAGGCACTTGTTTATAACAAGCTGTTTAACACCGATTACGAGGGCGAGATTACAGAGGCGGGTGACACCGTTCATATCGGTTCTATCGGTAAGGTTACTGTCAAGCCTTATACTAAGGGTTCAGCTATTGCAGCCCCTGACGCTGTAAACGTTGAAGAGCAGACCCTTGTTATTGATAAGGCTGAGTACTTCAACGTTTCCGTTGACGATGTTGACGCAGCACAGTCTAAGGCTAATCTGATTGACGGCGCTACCACCGAGGCAGGCAATTCCTTTGCTGATTCTACCGACCAGTACCTAGCGGGCGTTCTTGCTGCAAAGGGTGGTGTTAAGCTGGGTACTACTGCTGCACCTATTACCATTACAAAGGAAAACGCTTATGATACCCTGATTGACCTCAAGGTCAAGCTGGACAAGGCTAACCTGCCTAAGACTGGTCGTGTTTGCGTTGTTCCTGCTGAGTTTGAGGGTTATATGCTGAGAGACCCTCGATTTGTCGCAGTCTCTGACGCAGGTGAGCAGCGTCTCACTGAGGGTACTGTTTACCGTGCTGCTGGCTTTGAGATTCAGACCTCCAACAACGCTCCTAGCCCTGCTGCTAACGTGTTCACCGTTATTGCTGGTTCACCTGTTTGCGGTACTTTCGCTAATCAGGTTCTTAAAACTGAGGCATACCGCCCAACTGACCGCTTTGCGGACGCTGTAAAGGGCTTGCACGTCTACGGTGCAACCGTTACCCGTCCAAACGCTGTTGGACTTGCTTACGTTAAGTTCACCGCTTAAGCGCTACCCCGTCTGTCAATCTAGCCCCTGCCTGTATAATACGGGTAGGGGCTTTTTACTAGAGAAAGAGGGTTGTAATGTATCTGACTTATGACAAATACGTCTCAATGGGTGGCAAACTGAATACCGCTGATTTTGCTAAGGCTGAGGCTGAGGCTGAGAGTTTGCTTGATGTATGGACACTCAACCGCCTAAAGTCTCAAAGCGTTCTAAGCGATTTAGAGGCTCAAGGACTAAGTGATGCGGTAAGTAATGCCACAATGGCAATTATCGACCGTCTAGACGGTATCAGAGAGGCTAGAAAGGCTATTGCTAGCGGTCAAGTTGTAACAAGTTTCAACAATGGCGTTAATTCATTTAGTTTTGCCAACGGTGGCACTACAAACAATCAAGCTGAGGTTGAGGCTTACGTGAGGGTTTGCGAGTTGTTACCGATTGATGTTGTTTCGGCGTGTGTTTGCTTTAACAATGCGAGGTAAACGCCATGAACATTAACACTGAAAGGCTGCTAAACCGTACTGTAACCGTTATCAACCGCCTAGACGCTGAACATTACGAACTAGAGTATGACGCATACAAGGCAACCGTTTATAGCCCTGCTATGTGGTCTGAGAGGGTTCAGAGGTCTGTTACTTCAGACGGTCAAGCTGTTACGGCTAAGTCCTACACGGTTCAGATACCTGTAGACACCGTACCCGCTGAGAATGGCACTCAGGCTATCGCTGGAATTGGTGATTTTGTCGTTTTGGGTCACGTTGTTGTTCCCGCTGGGTCAAGTAGAACAGACGTTCTAAAGCAATTAAGCGGGCTACCCGCTTTTGAGGTTCAAACTGTACGTGATTTATCGACAAATGGAGCAGTTGAAAACGGTACAGGCGTACTTAAATATTTGAACGTTATTCATTTAGAGGGTACGGGAATTGGTAGGGGGTAGTAAAAATTGGTAGACCCCCCCTACCAAAAATTGGTAGACCCCTACCAAAATTTAATACCCCTTATATATGTTATAAGAAAGAGATAATCTAGAAATAGATAATATAGGTTAAAGAAAATATAAAAAGAAATTGGCGCAACTATGGCAAAGATTGAGCATGATTTAGGAAAAGTCTACGCATTCATTGACGGGGCTAACTCAGACCCTACTCTAGGACGTTTCCTCGCTACAGAGGCAGCCCGTGGCATGACCCCGTATGTTCCCATGTTTACGGGAATACTTGCAGCAAGCGCAACCGTTGAGCCGTTCGCAGTGACCTATAACACGCCATACGCTCGATATGTCTATTACGGTGACCGTATGCGTATCTCCAAAGAACGACACCCGTTAGCAAGTACTCACTGGGATAGACCCTATTTGGCTGCACACTTAGAAGATTTGTGTAGGGCTGGTAGTAACTTTCTCAACAAAAGGCACTAGAGCCGTTTTAAGCCTTACAATAGACTAAAACGGGTAAGTACTTAGGAAACGGCATAAACAAGCCTTAGAATGGCTTAGAAAGTCTCTGAGAGGTATCTAATGAACATACAGGGTAAGACTAAAGCGGTTCAAGAATGGTTAAAGACTAACCCGCTGATTGGTAAGCGCCTTAAAATCAACGCTACCGATATGAAAGAGGGCGAAATATCGGTAAATGTTGTATCTAACACCGACCTAGACACCGCTTTTATTGACGGTACGCAGGAACGTAAATACACGTTTGCGCTGGCATTCGTTAAAAGCTGGTCGGCTGGTTACGATAAGGTCAATATTGATGCTATGGAGTTCGGCGAGAAAGTCACAGACTGGATAACAGCGCAGTATCTCAACGACAATATGCCTGACTTTGGGAAATCGTGTACAATTAAGGCAATTAAACCGCTGCAAAATATCCCTGACTGTTCAGCGGTTTATAGTGAGACTGGTAACGCCCGTTATCAGCTTTTATGCGATATCGTGTATTGGGAGAAAGAGGCATAATTATGCAGCTAACAAGGGATAAATTCGTACCGCTGATTGATGTTTCTGAACAGAAAAATCTTTCTAAGCTGGTACGTATCGACAAGTCGACTAAGTTTGAACTTTCGTTCAACGCTCAGACCGACACAAAGGGTTACATTTGCAGCAAGAACGATAGTACAGAGGTTACAGGCTATCAGCCTGAGTTGCCACAGGAGATTGTCCTTGACAATGAAAACCCTCTGTTTAAGTTCATGTTTGAGTACGCTAAGAAGTTCCCTATTGGAACAGCTTGCAACGTACCTATTGTCCTTGGCTTGCCTAGCATGACTACAGGCGCAACCACAGACGCTATGTGTTGGAAAGAGGCAAGTATCATCATTGACACTCTGAACACCGTTGACGGTACTCTTTCGTTTAAGGTTGGTCTGAATGGTACGTCTACTATGGGTACTCTTACGGGCTTGGGTACTGACAACGTTAAGTTTGTTCCTGCTAGTGGCGTAGCTGCTTAACAGCTGAGTAGTGCTATACTAAGGGGCTAAGGGGTAAACCTTTAGCCCTTTTTTATCCACGTAGAAAGGTAAAACAATGGTTGAGTACACAGACAATCAAGGTATTACGTTCGAGTTGCCAAAGTTGACTACAAAGCTAATGGCAGAAATGAGCAAGGTTACACAGAGCGGCGATATTGTCGAGACGGTCAAGGCTAAATACGATTTTGTAAAGCTATGTCTACCCGCTGAGTACCTTAAAGAGCGCCTAGACGGTTCTAAGATTGATGATATTGACCTTGTAGAGTTAGCAAAGGTCTATTCAGACGTTGCCAACGCCTATAGCGCTCCTATGTTCGAGGCTAACACGCAGGGCGTAAATGAGCAGCTAGACCGCATTAAACCTATGGTAGACGTTGCTCAGTCCATGGCAAACGTGGCAGCTGCTAATAAGACTTCAAGGCAAGTATTCAAGGCTATCTAATGATTGACCTGAGATATTCAGACCTCCCCGCCGCCTTAGAGGTTGACGGGGAGGTTTTCGCTATCAAAACAGACTTTAGAGTGTGGTTAGCGTGGTTAGAGAGCCTAGAGGTCAACGGTATAGCTGAGTATGGAATATTCGAGAGCGATATACCACAGGGTGACAGCTGGGTAGAGGTTGCTCAACAGTTCGCACTAAGCGCCCCTGTAACACCTGTAGGCAAGGCAACGGAAACCGTACAAGCGTTCGACTTTATTCGAGATGGTGACTATATCGTAGGTTCGTTCCAACAAGCCTACGGTATAGACCTAACAGACCCCGCCCTTTCTATGCATTGGCATAGGTTTCTAGCCTTGTTTAGGTCGTTGCCTGAAACGTGCATAATGTCGAAGATTATGGGTTATCGCACGTTCAAAAAAGCAGATAAAGACGATTATAATAAGAGCATGGAAAAGGCTAAGAGAGCCTATACCCTACCGCAAAAACATACGTTTATGACTGAACAAAAGGCGGTACAGGATAAGGCTATAGATGACTGGGCGGACTGGGCGTTTGGTAAGGCTACACTGTAACCCTAAAGTAACCCTCAAGTTAGCAGGTCATAAGGCAGAAAGAGGTTAGAATTGGCTGACGGCGCAATCAAAATCACGCTGGACGTGCTGACTGGAGACGCTAAGGGTAAAGTAAACGAGTTTGTAGGCGCTACAGATGAAGCCCTAGGGTCTGTAGGCGATAAATCAAGTAGCACGTTTGACGCACTAAAAATCGCTGGTATCGCTGCATTTACAGCGGTAGCGGCGGCGGTGGTAGGCTTTGCAAAACAAGCCTTTGACGCTTACGCACAATATGAGCAGCTAGCGGGCGGCGTTTCAAAGCTATACGGTACAGCGGGAAAATCAATCGAGGAATACGCCGCTAGTGTTGGTAAGTCTGTATCTGAGGTTGAGGGTGAGTATAACCGCCTACAGGCAGCGCAAGATTTAGTGTTTAAGAACGCTAATGACGCATGGAAAACAGCGGGTATGGACGCTAACCAGTATATGGAGGTTGCTACTAGTTTCTCCGCTAGTCTGATTAACTCCCTAGGCGGTGACACTGTAGCAGCTGCTCAACAGACCGATGTAGCAATGAGGGCTATCAGCGATAACGTAAACACTTTCGGTACTAACGCCGATAGCGTTACTCAGGCGTTTCAAGGGTTCGCACGACAGAATTTTATGATGCTTGATAATCTGAAATTGGGCTACGCAGGCTCAAAAGAGGGTATGCAGCAACTTATTGCAGACGCTAACGCTTACGCAGCTGCAAACGGTCAAGCAGCTAACCTATCCATTGACAGCTTTAGCGATATTGTCACAGCTATTGAACTTGTACAGGAAAAGCAGGGTATCGCTGGTACAACCGCTAGAGAGGCAGCTACCACTATCGAGGGTTCTATTACCTCGCTAGGCGCTGCATGGAATAACTTTGTTGCTGGTATCGGTAAAGACGGTATCGACCTAGAGCCTTTAGTTCAGAATGTAGTAGAGGCACTGGGTAACGTTGTACATAACGTTGTACCTGTAGCGGGTCGCATTATGGCGGGGCTGGGTTCGGCTTTAATCAACGCCGTTCCTCAAATGGTTCAAGGCTTGGGTTCAGCAATCTCAGACGCTTTAGCGGGCGTTGGTATCACACTACCCGCCCTCAATATTGACGGTCAAATGTTCGACAATCTGAACGGCGCTTTAGACCCTGTAGTAGAACACTTGCAAAATGTGAGTGATATGCTCGTAAGGGTATTCAATAACCCTACTGTACAGGCTGGTATAACCTCTATTGTTGGTTCTCTGAACGATATCGGAAACGTTCTAACCGCTACACTTGCCAACGCTATTCAGTTCATCGTGGATATATCAGAGCCGTTTATTCCTGTTATTGAGAATTTGGCTATTGCTATCATGCCTGTTCTTCAAGGTGCGTTCGAGTTCATAGCGGGCGTTTTAACTGGTCTAGCCCCTATTCTGAGTATCGTTTTTGACGTTATCACTGGACTAGCAAACATTATTGCGTCTGTTTTGCTGGTTGCTATTCAGGCTCTACAGCCTTACTTAGACGTTATCGGTCTAGCTTTTACCGTGCTAGGTGAGTACGCTCAAGCCCTAGGACTGGCACTAATGGAGGTCTATAACGTCATTACTGGTTCGGTACAGGCTGCACTAAACGGCATATCTGAGTGGATAAACGGTAATGTAATACCAGCCGTTGACGCTTTTTCGGCGGGCGTAAGGGCTTTAGGCTCACTTGTTGGAGACGCTTTTAATTCAATGGTTAACGCCGTTTCTCGCTTTGCGTCTGATTTTGCGAACGGCGCTAGACGTGCAGCCGATGATTTTGGCTCAAACCTTAGAAGTGGACTTAATACCGTTGTTAGCGGTATTGGTTCGATTGGTCGCAATATCGTAGACGGCATAGTAGGCGGTATTAAGGGTGCAATCGGAAACGTAACAAGTGCGTTACGTGGTGGCATTGAGAGCGCAATCAACAACGTAAAAGGTTTCTTGGGTATCCATTCACCGTCTAGACTTATGCGTGACCTAATCGGCGTGAACATGGCTAAAGGCGTTGCAGTTGGTATTGATGTTGGTTGGAAAAAGTCTGACCCGTTCAGCGGCATGAGACAGGATATTAACGACAATATCAACGGCGTTCAGTTGGATATTAGTCGTAACGGTTCTATGTTGAGTTCATGGTCTAACGGCTCTTCTGCTAGTACAAAAATCAATCAGACGTTTAATACAAACGTTGTACGTGCAGACGATGACCTATACACCGCTGCTACAATCATTCATAGAAACGCACTATATGAGGCACAGGGGGTCTAAATGCAAACATGGCAAGCCGTCATTTCAAAGGGCGGGCGTAAGGTTCATATCAACGGTACAGGGGGCTGGACAGGCGCAGCCCTAAACGCCCGTACAATCAAAGGCTGGTATTCAACTCCACAGCCTAAAGTAAAGCTAACAGAGCGTGAGAGTTCAGACGGCGCTCACGATGTAGAGCCTAACGCCGTTCTATACTCAGCCCGTACAGTCACGCTAGAACTATACGCAGAGGGTTCAGACCGTTCAGAGGTTCAAGAAGCTATTAACAACCTTTTAGCAATGGCACACGGGCTAGTTAAACTCAGAGTTAAAGACGATAATCACGATACATTCGTTGAGGGGTATCTATCGGTAGATGTAAAAGCCGACAAAGCTACCCGCAACCGTGAAGAGGTGACCGTTACTATTGTTTGTCCACGCCCTGAGAGGCTTTCAGAGGCTTTCTCCGTGGCATTTATGACACCTAGCGTAAAAGGTTACGGAGGTCTGCAATATAGTGCCTCAGGCGTTCTTACATTCCCGCTAAGCTATGGAGTGGCAGCCGAAAGAGTAACGTCTATTTGCACAATCACCAACCACGGTACAGCTACCGCCTACCCCGTCATTACGGCAACGGGTAACCTACCGTTTGGCTTTACCGTGACTAATTCGGCTACGGGTGAACAGCTAGGCTATTCAGACGGCGTTAGTTCAGCGCCCGTTATTCTTGACAGCCGTACAAGAACAGCAAGCGTTAACGGTGTAGACGTGACCCGTAACGTCTATTTGCGTGAGTTCCCTGTAGTTGTAGCGGGTGAAACCGTTACGCTATCATTAGAGGCAGCTGGAACGGGTACGGTAGAGGTCAATCTAAGAGATACGTTTATTTAAGGGGTTTTGTATGGCAAATGTAGCGTTTGGAGTTAGACAGACAGCGGACGGTATCGGTACAACCGATGTAGATATTAGAAAAATGCTTGCTCACAAATGGGTTAACAAGGGCGTTGTAGGCGGTCTATCCGTTAAGGGTTCAACTGGTCTAACCTATATCGTGGGTGCTGGTATGGCAATCTGCTCAAAGGGAGCGGGAGACGGCTTTACAGAGGCTTATTTTGACGGCGGACAAACGCCCGCCGTTGCTGCTAATACCTCTTCAATGCCTAGAATTGACGTTGTATATATCACTGCTCACGATAAAAGCAAGGGAGACAGCGATAACCTAGTTACTATTGGAGTAGTGCAGGGTACGCCTAGCGGTACACCTAAAGCGCCTACAGTCCCGCAGTATGCGACAGAGGTCGCACGTATGCGCCTCGCAGGTGGTTCAACATCAACGAACGGCGCAATCGAGGCAGAGAGTAGGCAGTTCGCTATTCCTTATGGTTCTAGCCTTGGCATTATTGCAGATGTAACTAATAAGACCACTACAGACGTTACCGCTGGTACACCTTGGACGTTTGCGAGTTCGTCTATTGTTTTGCCAACTGATAGAAATATCAACGTTAAAATCTCTGTTTCTGTACAAGCTAAAAACCCTACTACTTATAACTGGTTAGGTAGTGGTTATGTTGATTGGCTGCTAGACGGTACAGTAATTAGAGCCTTTAGGTTCACTTGCAGCCCTGATACGGTTATCTCGCAATGTTTCGAGGACGTTTTAGAGGTTGACGCAGGAAGTCATACTATTGCAGCCCGTCTATGGGGTTCAGGTGCAGCCCCCGCCTCCAACCTTACAGCGTCATATTATGCGGGTTCGTACCCCGGTCAGCGCCTAATCATTTCAGACGGTGGAGTTAGTGCATAATGTGGACTACATACATTTTTGAGACAATGACGGGGGCGCTACTAGCCCCCGTAGACATACCTAGTCTAAGCTGGACACAAACCGTTTCTAGCTGCTCACTATCGACCACAAAGGACAAAGGCGTAGGCAAGCTAGACGGTAGCGGTCTAACTATTCCATGGACAGCACTACCAGCTAAGACGCAAGAGGCACGTAATGACTTATTAGCGCCATATAAAAGGGGGCTAGTCTTACTATGGAACGGTTCACCTGTTATAGCTGGAATTATTGGCACACGCACCGATACATGGGAAGATACAGCGTTTAGCCTTATTAGTCCGCTGGACTTTCTCGCTAACCGTGTTTTAGTTCGAGAAAATACGTTTGGCAAGTCATGGAACAATACCACCACGGACACAATCTATTTCTCCAACATGAGCCTTAGAGGTATAGCGTGTGAGATTGGCTACCTTGCTACGAACGCAAAGCCTAGCGGTTTCTTGCCGATTGATTGGCAATATCGAGGTGAGAAAGGCAACTCACAGCGTACCTATTACGGTTACAACGTAGCTAATAACGGGCTTAAAAAGCTGCTCACTGAACTATCTAACGTTCAGAATGGTCCTGATATTCAGTTTAGACCCGTCCTAGAAGATAGCCGTGTTAAATGGGTCTTTTATGCAGGTTCAGAGGGTAACCCCTACCTCAATCAGACGGGCGCAATTCCTACGCTAACATGGCACAACGGCGAGGGAACAATAGAGGGTATCAAGGTTGCCCACGGTTCACCTGTAATGCGAGTGTATGGCACGGGAGCAGGTCAAGACGAGGGTACTCTATGCAGCCTTGTAGAAGATATGACACTAGCAGAAAGACCACAGGGCTATCCGTTGATTGAAACGCACACGGGCAGTAACGACTGGTCGAACGCTGGACTTGTTACTGCTCACGCTCAAGCTACCCTAGACGCTGCAAGTAGACCACTTATTCAGTTGACGGGTGAAGTCTATATAAATGACACAGGCAACTCAGTAACGCCCTCGCAGGTGTGGACAGGTCAAGAAGTGGACTTAGACCTATACGGCTACCCCTCAATGCCAAACGGCGTTTATCGGTTGCGTCTTATGGAAATGAAAGGCAATCTAAGCGATAAAATTAGTCTAACGTTCGACCCTATTTATGATCCATGGGAGAAATGATGAAACACACTAAACTAGTAGGTCTACAATCACCCGTTGAGCAAATGGCAAATGTGGCAGCAAACGCAGCGCAGGCAGCCCGTGAGACAACGACACGCACTAGCGGGGTTATTTCTGTAGACAATTCAGACGGTACTAAGACAATTCTAGGCAGCGGTAACGGTGTAGCCTTGAACGTTGGAGACACCACGCCCCCTAGCAAGCCCGTAGGACTTGCAGCAGCGTCTCAGAATGGTTCAATCGTGGCTTATTGGAGCGGTTCGCTTGAAGAAGAAAAGCCCGCCGACTTCTATTGTGTAACCCTGTATGCAGAGAAAGACGGTACGCCCGTTAAAATTGGTGAGTTAACGGCGGCGGG